ATACTTTCAACTAGTATAACTTCTTCTTTATCCTCTATATTGGAATGTGAAAGGTGGTGTGGGTAAACCCAGTTTGTTTTGCGGCCCATGTGTTTCCATTTTGGAATATGTTCATCATTGGTGACAGAGCGACCAGAAAAACCATGAATTTGGCCGTCTAAGTCGTAAATAGGGAATACTATCCTGCGGTACATCTTGCCGCCACCAGCGTAACCACATTTAAACTTATCTTGCGTATTAGAAGATACACCCCTTTTTTCATAAAAGGTTTTCATCGGCAAAAGTTTTTCTAAATAAGACTCTGGGTAAATTTTTTCCATTTCTATTACTTCTTCTTTTGGAGTGAATGATTCTTTTTGATTTGGGTTGTTTATTAAATATTCTTTAAGAGCTTTAGGGTCTTCTGTTTTTAATGTTTCTTTTACTAAAACCGCAAATGGTTTTGCTTGTTCATCTCCACCAAAATCCCTCCAAACCCCAGAATCTTTATATATAATAAGAGAAGTGTTTGTTTTTCCATTTCGAAAAATAGCGCGAGTTCTCCAGTGAGAACCGCAATCTTGGAGACTGTAGCCTAATTTTTCTAAGGAGCTTCTGTATTCGTTCATAGATCTTCAAAGGATGGAATGTCTGAAGCCTCACTTCCGACTAGGTTGCCTCCACTATTTCTAAAGTCAACAATATCTCTTAAATCTCCACACTCTGTAATATTAAAATTTTTAAACGCAAGATTAATAAAGTTTTTTCGAAGGTTGTCATCTACTTGAACGGGTTCAATAGCTCCAGCTATGTCTTTTCCAAGGTGTCGAGACTTGACATTAATTAGTTTGTGTGTCCCAAATTGTGGACCCTCCTCTGCGACTTCATCATTTGTTTTTTGACGTAGAATAAACATATGTGAGCAGAATTGGGTGATGCGGTCAGACAAAGAAACAATGGATTCATCATCGACAATATTAGCGCTCTGCCTATTTGTTGTAATACCACTTCTATTAGATTGCACAGAAGTAATCATTGGTATTACTGGATTACCATCTTCTAGTATCTCCTTTTGGATGCATTTTTTGAATTTGTCCACCATTTCTCCGACAAGCTGCCATTCGTTTTTGTTACCACCACCACTATCAGATGATGTTTTAATATAATCAAAGGAGAAAATCATTTTATTCCCGCGCCCAACCGTTGAGTAGTAAAATCTTTTTAAAGTATTTATCATTGAATCTACATCCATGCCGCCGACATTATAATAGTAGAATTTTAAATTTTTAACTTTCTGCCATACAGCTCGTACTTTTTGTACGGTTTCTGCTCCAGCCTCTCTCCATCTACCGCTTTCAAGAAGATATGATGGGACGCCAGATAAGGCAGCACACTGACGAATGATTAACTCCTCCTTGCTCATTTCCCCGTTATCAAAGTGAAGCACTGGGACATCATACTTAGCAGACACTTTTGTAGAATAATCCATGCAATACTGAGTCTTACCCACACCAGATCGAGCCACAATGACGGTAATATTTCCTGGTCGCAAAAGAGATCCATAAATATCATTGATCTTTTCATGAGGACCCATCATCCCAAACTCTTCTAGTGGGTTGTTACCTCTTTCTTCAATAAACCCCTCCATTTGTTCAAAAATGTTTTCTGGGATGTCCGCCCCGACTTCGAACATGTTAATATTTTCGTTATAAATTTGATCAGCAGATTCTATGATCTTCAAATATGGCATATCCGCAGAGATGCTCTTCATGGAGTCTGATATCTTTTTTGCAGTCTTGTTTATTTCTCTGCGGACACTATATTTTTTTAGTTCCTTGATGGAGGACTCGATCTTTTCCTCTGAGTGTATTTTGCGCATAGAGAGGGATCTGACATAATCAATAAGAGAGATATCCTCTTCAAACTTTATCCCTAAATCTCTAATTCTCTGCACTAAAACAATATCGTCAATTTGCTCATCTTGTTCGCATGCTCTCTTTAAAACAGCAAAGAGTGTTCTGTGCAATAATGAGTTATCGTAAAAATCAGACTCCCCAATGAGGTGTATGAAATTGAACAGGACTTTTGGCTTCTGAATAAATGCTGCCAAGACTTGTTTTTCGATTTCTAGACTATATATCATATACAACGCATAATACATACGTTGTCGGTTCTGTCAAGGGCTAATCTAACTCTTCTTCAAAAACATTTTGAGAATATTCTTGAATATAACCTTCAATAGATTTTATCAAACCAGACTCTGTTATTTGAGATTCACAACTTGTATAAACAATTGGTACGCCGTCTTCGTTGCAATACGCTATAATGAAACCTTTGTAGCATTCAGCGCCACCAGTCAACTCATATAATTGATCAAGAATCTTCTTTGGTAGTTCAAATTGCTTAAATTTAGGTTTATCCATATAATTTATTTTACACTACCCCAAAAGCTTTGCGAAAAATTCTTCTGACAATTTGTCATCTGGGTATATTTGTAGCAATTCTATCCCATTTATCTCGCAGAAATCCATTTTTTTGTCATCCCTACGTATTTGACTTAAAAAATTAGCCCTAGTTTTATGAAAAAACTCCACAAACTTGAGGTGTTGAGCGCCCTGCACCTCTATAGCTATGCCTTTTGTATGGTTATAAAAATCTAAAGAGAGCTGTGTCCCAACCACTTTAAATTCTTCATATACAGCGTCGTATTTCCAGTATTTATAGAGATATTTTCTTACTTCAGCTTGAAATTTACTGCGGCACTTACCATTCCACTTAATTTTGTACCTGTGCGCGTTTCTTATAGCTTTTTCTTTGCCGTACAGGGTTTTAAATTTCATAAAAGTAACTCACCAATTTGAGCTTCTACGAGAGGTTTGGCGAGTATTGTTAGGGTTATTTATACCAATTCTGTTATATTGGATTTAAAATAATTTATTAAAAATTCAGATAAACTTTTATTTTCTTCAATAAAATTAAAGACATTAGCTTCTCCGTGAATTTTTTCTGGGATATCTGAGCAATAATCCTTAACTAGTTCTTTAAACTCTTCACCAACAGTGATCCAAGCACCCTTTTTGGTGACGAACTCCCACATATACAATAAGTCGATGATCTCCTTCTCTACCCAAATTGATGTGCCACCAGTTCTTCCGTAGCGAATTGGGTAAGGAACTGTGTTATTTGTCTTCTCGTTGGGGGATTTTTTAATAGTAGCTTTTGCCCAGTGGCCAATAATTGGATTTGTTTTGGGGCAGGGTATTTTTTTAGATGCATCTTGTAGAATCCAATCTCCTCTATATCGGGGTTCAAACTCAATAATATAATTAGCAAAGTGAAGTAAGGCATTACCTCCAGTTGCGGATGTCTGACGCACAGGAGCTTTTGAGTATGGGTCAATCTTGATGTCTGCCCTCACTTGGCTGATAAAGATAGCTATATGGCCTCTTTTTGTGAGCTTAATAGACATTCTCTTCATAAAGTTGGCCGCGATAACTGCACCACCAGCAACTTTGTTAGAATCGTAAAATGATTTTTCTATATCTTGTTTAGAAATCAATCCATCAACTGAGTCTAGAATGAAACAATATTTGAATTTATCCTCGTTTTTCTCAACCAAAGTATGCATAGCATCAACTACGACCTCATAAATATTACTTTCAAAAACAAAACAAGTTCCTTCCACCCATTCTTTAGCTGAAAAAACAAATCTTACGCCAGACCTTTTCATCATTTCGTTGGAAAGCCTACCTTCAGCTTTAATATAAAACCCTTTAGATCCTGGGGTGTCGTTTAGCATATTTTTCATCACCTCTAGCGAAGCTGATGTTTTACCGCCTTCATTCATGCCAACAAACCTATGAAGGCCAGGATTAAATCCACCATTAAGCATTAGGTCCAGTTGTAAAGAGCCACTTGACACCTTGTAATCAATAGCCTCTTCAAAGTTGAAATGATCTTCCTTTTTTTCTTTAAGGAACTTTTCTAGTAGTTCTGAATCTTTATCGCTCATTTAAATAGTTCTTTTGTATTCTTTGGTTTATTATCTACCGAAACATAGTCATTTCCAGTCTTTTCTCCCAAAATAATTGGGTCATACTTAGAAAGATCGACTTTAAAGTTGAAGTTTCTCCACTTCCTATCCATTGGTTCTTTTAGTGGTTCTGAAACCAAGTATGCGAGACTATCGTACTTTTTAGGAAAGGTTGCAATCTCTAAGAATTCTAGAGAATACCTAGCTTCAAGATCCTTTAAAAGTTTCATCTCCCTAGCCCAAAAGAATCTTTTTTGATTCTTGGGTACTTCTATCAATCTGTCAATAACAGCTTGTCTTCTTTTGTGGGGAGTTAATTTCTTTGAGGTCATTTGCCACCATTCTACGAACCAAGTCTGGAAAGTCAACACTTTTTTCCCAGTTTAAGTCTTTTTGAGCTTCAGATGGGTCTCCCCATAGGAGATCAACTTCAGCTGGTCTGTAAAAATCTGGGTTCACCTTAACCAAAGAAATTCCTGATGTAAATTCTCCAAGGAGATTAAATTTTTCATCTACCCCGCTACCACTCCAAGAACCTTTGATGCCAGCGTTCTCGAAAGCTAACTCTACAAATTCACGTACTGTATGGGTTTCCCCAGAAGCTAAAAGATAGTCTTTCGGCTTATCTTCGTTCAGCATTAACCAAACGGCACGTACGAAATCTTCTGCGTGGCTCCAATCCCTCTTAGCGTCCATATTACCCAACTCAAGTAAATTAAAATTTACATCACCCTCAGATAGCGATTTGGAAATTCTAGCCACAGCTTTAGTAATTTTTCTAGTCACAAACTCTTCTCCCCTGCGTTCGGATTCGTGATTAAATAAATATCCCTGAATAGCAAAAAGATCATACGAATCTCGCCAAACTTTAACGATTTGTCTGGCTGCCACTTTTGATGCCCCATAAGGACTTCTTGGTTTGGATGGGTGATTTAAGTCTTGTGGGCTATAATCTACGTTGCCAAATTCTTCTGAAGATCCAGCGTTATAATATCTACAATCAGGGCAATGTTTACGAATAGCCTCAAGTTGATGAAGAACTCCCATTGTATTATTTTGAAAATGGTTAACTGGCATTCTCCAGCTATTACCAACAAAAGAGTTGGCGGCAAAATTAATAAAATAATCTGGTTTAATTTCTTCGATGCAAGATCTAATGCTGTGTTCGTCACCGAGGTCCATTTCAATCAGTTCAAAATTTGGATCTTTAATGTGTTTAATGTTTTCATGGTTTGGAACGCTTAGTCTGCGGATAGCTCCATAAACTTTACAGTTGGTAAATTTCAAAAGAAAATCCGCCATGTATGATCCGACCTGCCCCGTTACACCTGTTACAATTATTTTTTTCATTTTTTTATTTTTTTCTTAAGATACCTACCCTATGTATTTCATCTATAATGTCATAACTATCTAAAACTTCTTTATATATTGGCCTTTCCCAGTCATGAATTATTACTTTTGAATTTTGATCTACGTAATCTAAAGCTTTTAATGCGCAAAACTTTCTAGCTCTACCATCTACAAAAACAACATCATATTTAGCAACGCCAATCTCATCTATGAAGTTTATATAATCGATAAATTCTTCTTGTTTTGTTGGTCTGGTTCTCGGGGAATTTTGTTTGACAAAATAATATTCTACATTTTCTGGCTTAATGTAATCGACTTTGTTAAACCAGTTTTTATCGTGTTCTATTGAATAAATTTTAGCGACCAATTTGCTAAAATGAATGGTTGAGCCACCACTTCCCCATTCTAACATAGAATCATTCGGTTTTAAATGTTTTTCTATAAAAGAAATTTCTTCTGTTGACATGTATGGAGTCATATTTTATATTAATGCTAATAAGTCTTTTTCTATTTTAATTTCATTTTCTGTGTCAGAAAAAATCTTCATAAAATTTTTACCATTTTGTGCTATTTGTTTTGCCTCGTCGTCGTTTGATTTGCACATTTCTACTTTATCCAAAAAATCAGAAAAATCTCTTTTGCATTCAACATAATGAACCCCAGGTTCTAAAAATTTTTCACAAGCCCAAGAATGAAATCTTGGTTTTGGCATTATTGGTAAACAGTTTGACTTTAAAACCCAATTAAGGCTAGAAGATTTATCGTTACCATCTATTATTGGATGATATTTAAACTTTAATAAATTATTTATATTTACAGGTTGTTTAAGATACTCTTGTAAATAATCTTCTGGTGATATTTTTTTGTTTTGTTGCCAACAAGAAAAACCGACATTTAAAGTTGTATGAAACTTTTTAACAAAATCAAGCCTATCGTTGTTGATTGGGTTGTTCCCTGTGTCTGCCCCCCTCCATATAACATCTGGTTTTTTGTAGGTCCAATCCCAATCTTCTTTTAATAAAAAATTCCAGTGTCTCCAAGTATTTAATTTACCTAAAATTCCTCTAGATTCATTATTAAAAGAGTCTCTTGTTTTTACTAATACTTTGTTTTTACCTGTGTAGGGCTGATCTCCACACTGAACCCAAAGTTT